GAAGGCACCACCGTCCCGTCCACCTTCACCGAGGTGACCTCCACAATGGGGCCCCTCAGTGAAAGCGTCTGGGCGAATGGCATCTGGACTCCCTTGAACACGGAAAGCGCAATCACACGGCCAATCTCGGCCTCGGACCGCTCGATGCCCACCTCAAGCGCCTGCTCAAGGATGGCATCCATATCGGTGGAGGTGATACGGAGGTGATTCCGGAACTCGCCCAGAAGGGCCTGCGTGGCAATGTAGTTGCGCTCCATGGTTCAGTGGGAATTAGGCGATCACGAGTTTGCTGAAGCTCTTGGCCAGGGCGACCTTGACGTCGGCATAGGAGAAGAGCTGGAGCTTGATTTCGCCGGTGTCGGCCATGGTGAACGGATCCACGAGGATTTCCACGCCACCCCAGCGGCCGATGAACAGGTCTTCGAAGTTACCGAAGATGGGCGTGTTGGCGGCGAACTGGTTGGAGAAGTCGGCCTTGTAGCCGTTGATGGTGTTGCCGGGTTCCAGAATCATAGCCGGGAAGCCGGAAGCCTTCTGGGTGACCTTAGCCAGGCCCCAGTCGGCGGCGGGCAGGATGTAACCCATCTTGCCACGGTTGGCGTTAGCGGCATTGATGGCGGTCTCCATAGCCACGAGGTTGGCGAAGGAGAAGGCGGTGCCGGCACTGTCAGCGGCAGCGACGATGGCGGCCAGGGCGGCCTTGTCGATGCAGGCGGCCTCGGCGGCGACGATGCGGTCCTTCAGGATCTGCTCCACGTTCAGAGAGCTCTGGGCGAGCAGGTCACGGGTGACAGCCATGTGGCCGCGGATGCCCTTCGGAGAAAGGGTAGCCTTAGCGACGGCGGCCTTCTTGGTGGAACTGGTGGAGACACCCTCATTGACGAAGGCGAAGGTGACACCGCCCACGGAGGGGAGGTCAACGTTGCCCACCAGGTCGGTGAGGACGGAGGCACCCATCTTGAACACGGTGAGGCGCTCGTTCACCTCATCCACATAGTGCTGGCCGGTGATGACGATGTTGCCACCATCACCAGCAGTGCCGGCGTTCTGGCCGGAAGCGCTGCGGGTGAACACAGCAGCAGGGATGACAAGGCCCTTGGGGGCGATGCCGCTGCGCTGGAGTTCCTTGGCGCCTTCCTGGGCCATTTCAGCCTCAAGGCCATCGAGGACAGCACCGGGCATGGCGCCGTTCAGGAAGCGGATGATGGAGAAGGTGTGGCCCTTTTTCTCTTCTTTCTCGAGATGCTGGGCGACGGCAAGACGCTCGGCTTCGTCGGCTTTCTTGGCAAGGCCCAGCTCACGGGTGAGTTCGTTAACCTTGGCCTCGGCAGCGTCAACGGCAGCCTGGTCTTTAAGATCTACGGACTTGAGGGCAGAAGTGGCCTCAAGCAGATCCTTCTGGATTTCAGCGATGTTAGTACGCATGGTTGATAGTGATTATTGGTTTAACATGAGAGCAGCCGATGCTGCTGCCTTTAATAGTTTCACGCGGTTGGCGTTGACGGCCTCACCCTCCTGGTCGGTGGCCTGCTTGGTCTCCGGGGCAGCCGCCTCGCGCAGTTCCTTGAGCTCGTCCTCAACCTCGCCCTCGCCTTTCTTGTTGGCATTGCCATTGGCGGGGATGTTCACGACGGAGATCTCCAGGAGCTGCATCTGGTCGTAGTAGTAGGTCTCATTCTTCTCGCGGGGGCCTTCGCCTTCCTGGTCGGACCAATGGCCCTTGATGGGAATGAATCCCACCGAGACGGAGTTGATGGAGCCGAAGAGAACCTTCTGATATACCTTCTCGGCCAGCTCATTGATGGAAGCGGGCTCAAAGGTGATGTCCACCAGCAGCTGCTTGTCCTCAACGTAGGCTTTGCCCTTGCCGATGACGAAGTCCACGTCCTCCGGTTTCCAGGAGCCGTAAATCTGGTGGTTGTAGCCGATGATGGGATTCTTCTCAAAACGCGAGAGATCCCAGCCATCCTGCAGGAGGATGGTGTGCGCGGAGTCACGGGACTCGTCGGAAGCGACGAAGGTCACCGTGCGAGTCTCCTCGTTCGTCTTGCGGATTTCCGCGCTGAAGTTGCGAATCTTAACGTTATCCATATCGTTATTCTTTGGGTGCGTTTTCAGGGTCCACGACCTCGCTATTGAGCGGCCGCAGGAAGTAGTCGAGGCCGTCCTTGCGCTCCAGTCCTTCCAGCGTGCGGGCCTCATTCGGGGTCATGTAGCCATCCAGGATGGCGCCGTGGTAATACTTGGTACGGGCGTCGGTGTTGCCACGCATCAGGCCGTCCAGATTGAACTTGACGGAGTAGCGGTGGGCATCCGTGCCGAGGAAGAGCTTATTCTCCAGCTCCACCTCCAGGCGCTTGACGGTGGGCCGCAGGGAGAGCTGCACGAACTGGGTATTCTGTTCCTCGATATTGGAATATGTGGCGTGGGAGAGCTCGGCCAGAAGATGTGGCGGCACATTCAGGATCCGGCACACATCGTCAATGGAGAAGACCTCGGACTGCACCAGCTGGGCGGCCACGGGGTCGATGCTCAGCTGCTTGTACTTGATGCCGTACTCCAGGAGCGGCGTGTCGAAGTTCTGCCCGGCCTTGCCGAAGTGCTGCATGAATGCATTGTACTCGTCATCGCCCAGGTGATTGTCGGTCTCCATGACGCCCTTCACCTGGCCGCCCTTGGTGTAGAACTCGCTGGCGAACTGCTCCGTGGCGATGTTCTTTCCCAGGGACATGGCGTTGCGCACCACGGGATTCTCGCCCTTGATGCCGTCCAGCGTGACGAGCATGAAGTGCAGTATCTGGAAGTCCTGATACAGGCCGCTCTGCCAGGAGAAACGGGTATCGGTCTGGTTCACCTGATACCACTTGTGACCCTTCTCATTCACCGTGACGCGAACACAAGAGGGGTGCACCTGGTACAACGCTTCGGGCACGCCTCCGGGACCCCACTTGATGATCGCGTAAGCATTTCCCCAGCCCACGAGCCAGGTGACGATGCAGTTCCAGAAGTCGAACTTGTTGGTATAGGGATTGGGCCGATGGTCAATCAGTGCGAAGGCCGGGTGCTCCTTGTCATTCACCCAGCCTTCGGGGGTGTCGCGCTTCACGTTCTTCGGGAAGGCGGCGATGTTCTCACTGATGATGCGAATGCCGGCATACAGGGCCGTGATATTGAGGGCCGAGTGGTTATTGACGGCCACTCCGAAGGTCGGCAGGTGGGAAAGACCAGCCGGATTCAGGATAGTCTCGTCCAGGGAGAGGTCCCCGGCCGAAGCGCTCCGGCGTCCTGCTTTTCCTCCGAATATGCGTTGTAATACGGTGGGCATTTGCGGCGATTCATTTTGCGCAAATATACCCACGCTAAACGCCTAATGTTGGGACATTTGTCCAAATGTTACCGATGCCTGTCTTTATACTTTCTGAAGGCATCGTAAGAAGGGAAACGGAACACACCATACTTCTGCCCGTGTTCCACCTCCATTCCCTCGTAGATCTGCTTGGGGGTATCCATCCGGCCGATACGCCTCAACCCCTGAAGCCGGTCCCAGAACACCTCCACGAACCCGCTCCGTGTCGCCATCTTGGTAATCTCGTCCATCGTCATATCTTCGGTACTGTGTGAAATTTCATATCTGTGTAAATCTCGCGGTTGCCCTGCTCAGAGGTCTTATTCAACCACCCGCCGATGGCGTCCACGGTGGCAACCACACCGTCAATCTTGTTGCGGCTGCGGGCTTTGTCCAGCTTGATGTTGGCGTTCGGGTCCTTATAGATAACCACGTTGCGGAACATCCACCGGATCACCGGATTCCCCAGGAGGTTCACCCCGTGCTTGAGGACCCGGCTCTCCAGGTCCTTCGTCGGCACGGACATATAGCGGATGTCTTGCCGATACTCCATCAGCGCGTCCTCATACTTGCCGAAGCGGTTCTTCAGGTCCCACATCCCCCAGGGGTCATAGGCGATGCACTTCACCTTGTACGGCGCCATCGCCTTGAACAGCTGCTGCAGCCACCACTCCTCGTCCAGGACGCGCCCCGGGCAGACGGTGAGCCACCCCTGCTCCACCCAGAGCCGATAATCCACCACGTCCCCCCGGCCCTGGCTCTCGGTGAGCTTGCTCTCCGGCACGGTGAAAAGGTAGCGCACCACGCCAAAGCGGGGGAACCAGAAGGCCGCGGCGGTAAGGTCGCTCTTGGAGGCAAGGTCGATGCCCACGTAGCACTCGGCCCCCTCCAGCTGGCTCTCATCAAAGGCCGATGAACACGCCGCCACGTCGTCGTCCGGGATCCACACCTCCGGGGCATCCACCCACATATTGAGGTTCTTGGTCTGGAAGGCCGCGAGGGTGCTGCCGCCCTTCTCCTTGGCCTCCTGGCACTCGTCCTCCATATACTTCCGGCCCAGCGACACGCCGAAGTTCGGGTTCACCTTGGCCCAGGTGGCCGGGTCGTCCCAGGCATCCCCCTCGTCCGGCTCATAGAGCATGATGAAGTGATTGTCCTTCTCCTTGATCCCCAGCATCACCTGCCGAAGGAATTCCAAATCCCGGAAGTAAGGGTAGGTAGTGTCCGTCCCTGCGGTGGAGATGGAGAAGATGAGTGGCTGGCTGCGGGCGCCGACGCCGGTCTTCAGCACCTCGTAGATCTCGTTGGTCTTCCAGGCGTGCCGCTCGTCGCAGATGCCGCAGTGGATATTGAGACCGTCCTTGTTCTTCGTGTCCTTGCTCAGGGGCTTGTAGGCCGATGCCGTATCCTCCACCACGATGCTGCCCTTGCGGAACACCTTCACATAGCCGTCCACCCCCTCCAGGCCCTTCACCAGCTCCGCCGATGCG